AATTTGTTATTGCAAAGGTGTATTACGATGGAGATGAAGTTCATATCTTTGACGGTGGACAAGAGCTTCAAGACATTCCTTATAGAGTCCATAAAAGATTTGTAAAAGCAGACGGGATTATGAGAACGACAGGTATGCTAATCAGCGAAACAGGAACTCTTGGAATGGCTATGACAGCAGGAACATTTTGGAGTGGTATCAATGAATTTGATGCCGCCGCCTCAACTACAATAACTTGGGCAACTTGGTTTAATAATGGTTCATGGGTAAAGAGTACGGGTTCAACTACAATAGATGTTTTACAATACAATGATTATGGAACAGGGCTTGATGATTTGTCTCCTCAACAATATGGTGTCCACTTTGTATATAGAGACCTTGATGGACATTTTCATACAATCTTTGGAGTAGGAAGTTACACTTTATCAGAAGCAGATGCTCTTGGAAATCCCGATAATTTACCATCAGAGGTAAGTGGATTTGCGACTCTTTTAGCGAAGGTAATTGTTAAAAAGAGTGATTCAAGTTTTACAGAAGTTCAAGTCCCTTGGGAAACTCAATTCTCTGGTCAGACGGTATCAGACCATTCAAGTTTAGCTAAACTTAATTGGAGCGAAGCTGGACATACTTTTGATTCAAGTTTAATCATTGGAGCTTATAATCTTGTAACAACAGGCGGAGTATTTGCTTCATCAACCTCTGTATTTAATGGAAATGTTGGGGTAGGATCAACAACTCCTTGGGGAACATTATCAGTTGATTCAAATGCTTCTCTTTTCCCTTCATTCGTTGTAGGTTCAAGTACTGATTCACAATTCATAGTTGCTAATAACGGAAAAGTTGGTATAGGAACAAATACTCCGATTCATACGGTTGATATAACCGCGCCATTAGCAGATACAGCTCAAAGTCTTCTTAGTATAGAAGGAACTGGAGCGGCGGGAACATATTTCCGCCTTCGTGAACCCGGTACAGCGGCTTATGTAATTGGTATAGATGACGCTGGAACACCTGTCGGGGCACTCAACTTTAGAGAAAATACTTCGACCGGTAATTTAATGATGACCTTCAATGTTGGCGGTAATGTCGGCATCGGAACGTCAACTCCAGGACGACTTCTATCTGTCCACGGTAACTCATTATTTTCTGGGACACTAAACACAGCAAATCTCATAGCAACAGGTACAGCTACTTCTACCTATTTAGCAGTTTTGGGTAATATAGATAACAGATTAGATAGTAGTTTTACTCCAATAAAAACTGGAAGTACTACTCTAACTACTGGAGAAGCTCTATTTGATGTCGCATATCCTTATCTCTATGCATCTGATGATAATTTTGACCTTAACATTTATGATGTTTCTACAAGTTCTGCTTCATTGGTAGGTACTGCTAATTGTTTAACTGCCGCTGTTAATGGTATTGCTGTTTCAGGACGTTATGTATATATGACAGATACTGGAAAGTTAGTAGTTATTGATGTTTCTGAGCCTGGCAATCCACTTTGCGTTGGAACTGATGATAATATAGGGGGTGTTCGTGGTAGATTAGTTGTTGCTGGTAAGTATCTTTATTTAGCTGGGGTTATATCTAACAACTTAGAAGTTTATGATATTTCCGACCCAACAGAACCTAAGTATGTATCTGCTACAGCTATCGGTAGTGTACCGAATAATATAACTATTTCAGGACATTATGTTTATATATCTACTGGAAAAAATCTTCAAAAGTGGGATATTTCTAACCCAGTAGTTCCAGTACTTCAAGGTTCATCTGGTCTTGCCTTAGGTTCTCTTTCCCAAGTTCAAGTTTCTGGAAAATATGCTTATGGTGTAGATGGGAATAATAGTAAATTTTTAGTCGCAGATATATCAACTAGCACGCCAGCGTTAGTTAGCACTACTGCTACTATTGCCGCACCACAGTCAATATATGTTAGTGGGAGATATGCTTATGTGTATTACACTGCGGCGGCTACTAGAAGGTTTAATGTTTATGATATTACTAATCCACTTTCTCCAGTAGTAGTTTCTACTAGTCCTGTTATAGGACAAGTTGGAACTGTTGGAGATATAATTCACGTTTCAGGTAAAAATGTTTATGTCAGAACCAGAATTGGTATACACGTATTTGAAATGGGCGGTATTGAATCTGCTACGGGTGTAATTCATTCGTTAAATACTGGAAATTTGAATGTTTCAGATAATCTTATTGTCGGTAACCAAGTTAGTGTGAATGGAGGATTAATTGTTGGTCCTAATGGTATATATAGTAATGGCCCGTTAAGTGTAGGTGTTTCTAGCTCGACTCAAAGCGGAGCAATTTCAGGTGTATTTGTAGGAAGGGTAGGAATTGGGACAACTTCGCCGGAATCAATGCTTTCTATTGAGGGTGATGTAACGATTGTCGGTAAACTTTCTGCTTCTGGTGGTGTTGACCCTCCTTATGTTTCGTACACATCAGAAACGCGAGATTCTATTAGGGAATATTCTGAGGGTGTAAAATCAAACCAAGCTGTAATGAGATTTTGGAACTCGGAATTAAATGTAATGGAAACTTATGTTATCGCTGAGGATAAATTTTATCCTGATGGTATGGCAGTAGTTGAGCAGGTAATTACTCAATTAGATTATGAGGAATTGAAAGCAATGATAAGAGAGGATATGGAAAAAGAGATTGATGAAATGTTGCCGGTTAATAATTCAGATGAAGATTCTAGTGATAGTGATGAGCCGGTCAGCGGACTTGCAATGTTGATTGGATTAATTGTAACTGTACTCGGTATTGCAGGATATTCGGTGGTTAATAATAAGAAAACGTCAGAGTAAAAAATTAATTTGCTATAATAAAGGTATGGATAAAAAATTCTTAAAAGGTTACGTAGAAAAGGTAGATAGTGATGAAGGAACTTTAAGTGTGGCGATTGCTACTGATAGTTCAGTTGATAGAGATGGAGAACGTATTGATTCGAAGGGATGGGATTTTAGTAATTTTAAGAAAAATCCGGTTTTGCTTTGGGCGCATGATTATAGGGGGACGCCAATCGGTAAGGTAAATAATATAAGGCGTAGTGGTGATAAAATACTCTTTACGCCGCAGTTTGCGGTAAATGCTAGTGAGAAGGCCAAAGAGGTGTTTAATCTCTATAAAGACGGCTTTTTGAGAGCTTTTAGTGTAGGTTTTAGTCCTTCGGAGTGGGAGGATAAGGAAGGAAAAGACGGAATGGTTAGAACATTCACTAAGGCAGAGCTTTTGGAGATTTCCGCGGTACCTGTGCCTGCTAATCCAAATGCGATTGTTTTGGCAAGATCAAAAGGTATTAGCGAGGATACTGTTAAAGAAATGGAAAAAAATATTGAGGATAAAGATAAAACAGTTGTACCTTATAAGAATGAGGGAAAATCTGATATTGATTTGGCATGGAATGTAGGAGAGGAAATAAAAGAAGCCGGTGATAATTTAGAAAAATTACGAAAAATGAGCACTTGGTTTAAGTCAGATGATCCGCAAGTAGTAACTAATTATAAATTCCTTCATCATAAGGCGTCAGATTTAAGAGTAGTTTGGAAAGGTGTAACTTCATCTATGGCTTTATTATTAGGAGTGAATGGGGGTGTTGAAATTCCTGATGAGGAAAGAAAAGGTGTTTACGATCATTTAGCTCAACATTATAAAGAGTTTGAAAAAGAAGCGCCCGAGTTTAAGTTAGTTGAGGCACAAGTATTGAAAGATATTAATTTTGAAACTGATGCGCCAGCTATTATTCAGATTGTTAATATAGGAGAAGGTGAGTTGAAGGAGTTAAAAAGTGATATTGAAAAGCTTAAGCCCATCGCCGGAAAAAACGGTACCGATGGCGGGGACTCCGGGAAGTCTCTAAAAGTCGATCCAATAGACGAATTACTATCTAGTAAAGGTACGAAACGTTTATTGCAAATAATCGATAAAACTATTGGTGAAGTGCTTAAACGCGCGAAAACTAATAGTTAATTTATATGATTAAATTTAAGTGCGAAAAGTGTGATCACGAAGCTTCTGAGAAAGGGTTTTGTCCTAAGGATGGGGCAGAATTAAAGGAAGTAGAAGTCAAAGGGGGTAATGATCTTAATGCTTTGCTTGAAAAAATCGGTGTTATGGTAAAGGATCAGACCGAAACAACCATGAAAGAATATGGTTTAGACAAAGTAGACAACAAAAAAATCTTTCCATCGGGCAGTAAAATGCCTTCAAATCGTGCCGAAAAGCATGAGTATGTAAAGGGACTTTTGTCTGATAAAGATCAAATGCATTTTGATGGTGTCGTTGGTGAAAAAGAGGAAAAGAAATTCCTTAGTATTGCTAGCATTGCTTACTTTTTCAAAAGTTTAGTTAGTTACCAAATTTCTAAAGATCCTAAGCATTTAGAACATGCTAAGGCGTTAGCATCAGGAGTTGATGCGGCGGGTGGGTATATGGTACCGCCAGAATTTAGAGCGCAGTTAATTGAGGATTTACAAGATAAAGCGTTTTTACGTGGCCTTGTAACTGTTATTCCTATGAATACAAATTCATTGGAAATTCCAACATTAACATCGTCTGTTCAGGTATCGTGGGGATCTGAGAATACCTCAATTACTACGACTACTGCAAGATTTGGAACTCTTACATTTACTCCGTATCGTTTGAACTCATTGATGTACACTTCGAGAGAATTAGTTGCAGACAGCGCCATAAACGTTGTTCAATTAATCACTCGTTTGTTCAATGAAGCAATGGGACGAGAGGAGGATTCTGTTATCATCAATGGAGATGGTTCAGGAAAGCCTAAGGGTATCTTACAAGAAACTCTTAGTGGTATAGATAATGAAAACAGCGATTCAGGTTTACCTGATTCTCTTAAAAAGTTACCTTACCGTTTAGGCAAAGCATATCGAGCACGTGCTCAATGGTTGGTTAATTCCAAATCATTGGAACATATTGCCACCTTAAAAGATGGTGATAGCCGATATTTGTTTAACGCTTTTAATGGCGGAATAGTCCAAAAAGATGGAAACGTCTTGGCGGGTTATCCAGTAAGCGAACAGAATGATATGCCGATTGATACTCTCCTTTTTGGAGATATGTCTCAGTATTTCTTAGCTGATCGTGAACAGATTTCTGTTGAAACTACAACCGAGGGCGCCGGTACTTTCGAAAAGCATCAAGTTGCTATCAAGATTACCGAACGAATCGATGGAAAAGTTGCGCAGACAAATGCATTCAGATTGATCACTAATGCTGGAATTGACTAGGGTCAACTGGTATTAGTTTTTCTGCCCGCGAGTATTCTAGACAATTCTTGTGTCATATCGAGCAGGATCTCACATCCTATACCCGGATGGGGTCCTGAGGACATGATAAAAGAAAAGAAAAATAAACAACTTAAAAAGAGAAAGGATAAAATGATTAAGCGTAAAAAAGTTCATGATAAAGCCATTTCTTAGAGAGGAAAATATAAAAGGCATTGAGGATGCCTTTTTATGTTTGAATAAAAAAGATATTAATGTGTTGGAATGGGGAGCTGGATATAGTACAAAGTATTTTCCGGACTTTCTTGTCAAGCAAGGAATTGTGTATAACTGGTTAGCGTTAGAATATAACCAAAAATGGTATAACATTGTCAAAAAGTTCGAAATACCGAATGTTCAGCTTGAATTATTTTTAGAGGTTAAATGGCAAAGAGAATTTGCGACTAAGGCGCCGATGAACGAATATGTAGATTTTCCTGCGACATTAGGAAGTAAATTTGATATAATAATAGTAGATGGTAGAAAACGGAGAAGATGTCTGATGGAGTCATTAAAATTATTAAAACCTAATGGAATTGTTTTATTGGATGATGCGCAGAGAAGCTATTATGAATGTGCGCTTAAATATTTTGACGGGAAATTTATAACAGGGACATTATGGCAGGGTAAACTTAAACATGGCAACGATAATAAATAATTCAAAACAAGAAGCGTTAACGACATTGGCTCGATTGAAGTCATTTTTGGGTTTAAGTACGGATCGGTTTGATACACAGCTTGTTATAGCGATTAATCAAGCGACGGGGTTTATTGAGAGATACTGTAAAAGAAGTTTTAAGAGCCAAACATATACTGATGAAGAATATGATGGCCCAGGAAGTCCAACTTTATTATTAAAGCAATACCCTGTTACAACATTTTCTCAATTACAAGTCAATGATGCTAATGATAATACTGATAGTTGGTCAACAATTGGAACAGATAGATATTTCTTTTATGAAGATGGTAGGATTTCTTTCGCGACAAATAAAGGTACATTTTTAGATTCTGATTCTGGTTTGTTTTTAGCGGGTAGAAATAAATATCGGGCAACTTATATAGCGGGATATTTAATTGATTTTTCTAATGAGAATGATCCTGATTTACATACGCTTCCACAAGAATTGGAATATGCTTGTATGAAACTTGTGAGTGGAATATTTAATAGCGCGCGCGCGGAAGGATTAGAGCAAACGCGTATAGGCGATTCATGGATAAGGATGAAGCCATTATTATTTAATGATAAAGAATTAAAAGAGATTTTGGATAAATATGCAAAGGCAACTATATGAACAGAGTACATTACAATGATCAGATTAAGATTCAACGACTTAAAACCACTTCGGGAAATAAGCGTGCTTTTGTAGCAACAGCTACGGCGGATGCTTCAATTCAAACATTAGGTAGAGATAGAATAGGAATACAAGATGGAGTTTTTGGAAGTAGTTTTAATGCTTTCGTTGACGAATATATTGATATAAAAGTTGGAGATAGAGTGGTAAATAGAAATGGTGATATTTATTCTGTCACAGAGGTTGTATTGAGGGATTATGGCGCATTTCCCTATAAAGAATTGATACTTAAAAAATCAAAATGATTTCAATAAAGATAGCCGCATTAGCGGCTTTACAAAGTAAGATACTTACGGCGCCGAGAAGGGTAGGGCAAGCAATTTCGAAAGCAATAAAAAAGAGTGCTTTTGTTTTAGAGGCAGAATCTAAAAAAGCATTAACTTCGGGCCCGACTAGGGCGCTTGATACTGGTACATTGAGATCACAAGTAACAGTTAGACAGTTATCAGATATTCAAGCGACTATTTATCCGTTAGTAGATTATGCTATTTATATACATGAAGGGACTTATAAAATGAGGGCTCGTCCATGGTTCAATGCTGCGGCTAAAAATTCTATTGGTAAGATTAAAACTATTTTTGATAATGCTATTAAAAAAGCACTAAAATAATATGGCTACATTTGCAAGTATAAAATCAAAATTAGTAACTATTTTAGAAGCAAGACCGAATCTTGATAGTAATTCTGTTTTCGGTTTTGAGCCAGAAATAGGTGATGTCTTGCAAGATCCGTTCGCGGTTGTAATTGCTTCTGGAAATGAGAATGATTTTGCTAGTTCGTCAGAAAATAAGAGATCATTTGGATTTTCTATTAGATTATACGTTGAGAGGAAAACTCGGGGTGTCGAGGCGGCAGAAACTCTTATGCAGACAATGGTAGATAATTTGATTAATGCTTTGGATCAAGATTATACACTAGGGGGTGAAGTATTAGTATCTCAGGCGGCGCCGTCAGCTTGGGGGTATATACTTGGTGTTAAAGAGTATAGAACGGCAGAAATAATCGTTATCGGGCAAGATTGGTACGACGTAACATAGTCGATATGCTATACTTAAAATATAAGTAATTAATCAAATTTTATGAGTAAATTCATAGGTAGACAACAGCAAGTAGGTATTTCAAAAGAGGCGACAAGGGGGACATTAGTAGCGCCTACTTTTTGGGTACCAAAAGTTAATTTCGACGTAGAGGATAAGGTATTAAAACAAACTTTCATGGGAAACTATGGAGTGTTAGCCGGTGGAGATGATTCACTTGTAACTCAGAAATGGGCTGAGGGTAATTTGGAACTGGAATTGACTGATAAAAACTTAGGATTACTTCTTTATGGTATGTTCGGAACTTTATCTAGTGCTTCTTTTAGTAGTGTTTATAAGCATACTCTTTCAATACAGAATAGTGTTCAACCAACAACTCTTTCATTATTTATGCAAGATACTATTTCGGATGCGGCTAGTAAGACTTTGGCTTATGCAATGGCAATGATTAATAGTATGGAGTTGAAAATTGAAATGGGTGAATTGATAAAAGCTACATTTAATTTCTTAGCAAAAGGACATACCGATTTTACAGAACAGACTCCTTCATATACTGCTGAAAATAAGTTTTCTGGTAGACATTTAACATTCAAAGTTGCGGCGGATTCATCTAGTTTAGATGCGGCTTCTAAAATTAATCTTCAATCTCTTGATCTAAAGATTGATAGAGCAGTCGCTCGTGAAAATGCTTTAGGTACTGTTCAGCCGGTAGATATTTTAGCAAAGATGTTTAAGATTTCGGGAACTATTAAATTGACTTATGAGGATCGTACTTATAGGAACTTCATGTTGGATGGTACAAAAAAAGCTATCAGAATCGATATAGTTAATCCTGATGTAACTATTGGTTCGTCTAATCCATCATTTAGAATTGATTTACCGATTGTTCATTTTGACTCATGGGAGCCAACTCATCCGAATGATGATGTATCAACTCAAGAGATTGCTTTTGAAGCATTGTATGATGTTACGAATACTCAATTAGTTTCTAGCGCATATGTGATTAACGAAACAACTTCGTACTAATATGGAACGAGAAATAAAAAAAATAAAAACGTTGTCTGGTGTAGAATTGGAATTAAAAAGTTATTTAACTGGTAGGGAAGTTAGGGTACTTCAATCTTGTTATCTTGATAAATTGAATGTAGAAGCAGACGAGAAAGGTAAAACTGTTCTTAAAAATATAAAAGGTAGTTTGATTAAAGAGATTGAAGATGCTCAAATAAAAGCGGTTATTTTATCAGTACGTGGTAAGAATGAGAAGATACTTGATTTGGTGTTAGATTTACCGTCGGTAGATTATAATTTTGTTATGAATGAAGTTAGGGGAGTAGTTGGTGATCAGAAATTTGAGGAAAAAAAAATAGCTTAGAAATACAATATGCATATTTCGTTGCGAGAGGACATGGAAAGTTAGATGAAATAATGGTTATAGCTACAATTTGCGAGAGGATGAAATGGACTTATGACGAATTTCTTAATCAACCCAACTTCTTTATAAAGGCGTTGATAATGAAATTCAATTTAGAGGAAAAGGAAAAGGAAAGGCAAATTAATAAACTTAACCATGGCAACAGAACAAGTTAAAATAGTATTAAGTGCAGAAGATCGAGCGAGTGCTACGATAAAAGGTGTAGGTACTTCACTTCAAAGTTTGCAACCCGTATTCAGAGGAATGGCCGTC